TACTTCACATGATATTGCAGTTGCAAGTTATGCAGACGGAGCATATCCAGAAACAGTATATGCAATTAGAGGACGCTACAGTTTTGACGGTGCAACAGATCACATATTAGTTAGAGCACCAGTAAATCCATATGAAGGCTCAGCTGTTAATGACACAATTAGCTTACAATGGAATCAGTATTCGCAAAACTATCCAAATGGTGTTTTACCGTTTGGTGTTAACGGCCCAGGCACAGCAAGTTTTGAAGGCACAAAAACTATTGTTGCAAAAATTGATGCTATTCTTTATGTTGAAAACTTATTAAGAATTCCAACAGTTGGCGATATTATTTCAACTAGTACTGGTATTGGTACAGTTCAAGATATTCTTATTGACAATGTTAGCACAGGAATGATATATGTATCAGATGTTAATGGAGCGTTTGAAGCTTCAGGAACACTAGTTACAAATAGTGTTAGTATGGGAACATACACAACTATTGAATTTAATAACACTAATAACACATTTGGCGGCTGGTGGAGAATTAACGGCATTACTAGTTTTACTACTACTGAAAGATCAATTACTATTCCAAATTTAGTTATTGCTGATTATATTACAAGTACTGAAAGTAGAACACCAGAAGTTTATGCAAACACAATGGATGACGTATATGCGTTCAACCAAGATCTTAACAACCCAACAAGGGGCGGCAAGATTGGAATACTAAGTCATTACAATAAGCAAGGACTTCCAGTAACAGAACCATATTGGTTTATCAGAGCTCCTAAGTCTATTACTAATACACTTAGTGAAGGTGATACTTTTACAATGGGTATTAACCAAGTTAAAGATAGTTTGAACACAATATATGATCCAATGGTTTTAGGACTAGAAACAATATACTTAAATCAACCACAGACAGTTTATGCTCTATGGGATGGTCAAATTGAAATTACGTTTACTAACTTTACTCCTCCACCAAACCAAGTTCCATATGTTCCTGTTGAAGGCGACATTATAGTAGAACCGTATACAGGAGCAAACGCTGAAGTTGTATATGTTCAAGAGGGCTTACTAGGTGCAACACTATTTGTTAAAAACTTAGCTGGTACATTTAGCTACGGTAACATGCATGCCGCAACAGGCGACTTGTATATTCAAAATTGGCAAGGTCAAGGATTTAACAGACTTACTGGACGTATTGAATCAACTGACTTAACATCATCTTATTCAGGAAAGTATATTGTTGTTAAAAACAATGATAGTTCATTGTTACAAGTAGCAGTACCGTCATACAAAAACGAAATTGAATTCCAGTTCTACACAACTAGAACAGTTACTGGTGTACCACGTCAAGCAAATACACCAACACCGTTAAACAAAGACTGGACACAAATATATAACTTACCAATTGATCCAGCTAATGGTGTAGCAAGTGCATACTCCAATGAAGGTGCGTACTTTGTTTATAACAAAACTGGTAGTGGTGAATATTCTTTACAACACGGGTATACTAATTTAGAACGTGGCAATGATAAAAACTTAGGAACACAGCTAGTATTAACTAAACATACTAACTTGTATACATTATTTGTAAGTGCTCCAGGTGCAGGCAACGGTACTAATCCAGGTAGAATACATTTTGTTAAAACAGGATATGATAGTAACGGAACTTATGATTGGCGTGTAACAAGAGATCCGTATTATAAAGGAATATTTAGTGAGGCAACACCTTACTATACTGATGACATTGTTCTTTATAGTAATAACTTTTATCAGAGTACAACGAATCAAGCGGCAGGTGTGTTTTCAAATAGTTGGACGTTACTACCAAAGCAGACAGATTTCTTAGGCTATGTTCCAAACGATACTGGAGTACAACCAGATGGTGATTCAACATTCGACGATGAAAGTAATACATTATATAATTTTGCACACCCGTTTACTGTAAGTAAGAACGGACAAGTATTAGCTACTGTTGCAGACTTTGAAAATGCAGATCCTAAAATTGCAGTTTACAGATTCAACAATGGACATTATGAATTTACACAGTCTATTATAACTCCGTTAACGTCTACAAAATATGCAAGTGCAATTACTTTATCAGATGATGGAGAGTTATTAGCAGTAGGTGCACCGTTAGACGATAGCATTGCTAATGATAACGGCAAAGTTTATGTGTATAAAAATACTGAAGGAACATTTAACGTATTCCAAGAACTTACTAGCCCAGATAGTTCAGTAGCTGAACGCTTCGGCCAAACAGTTGACTTTGCAGGAAACGAATTAATGGTTTCATCACAAGGCGGTAACCTAGTTAACAATACTTCCTTTGATAGATACGAATTGCCAGCAGATCCGCAACCTCAAACATACTTAGATGATAGCACACTAGTTACTGCACAATATGTTAATAATAAAGAGTCGGACTTAGCTGTTGAAACTAGCTTTGATAACAACCTAACGCAGTTTAGTAAAGAAAATTTAGACTCAGGTGAAGTGTTTGTTTATCAGTTTGTTGGTGGATACTTATTGTACGGAGAAAAATTAGCCTTTAATAACAGTGATGTTGAAAGGTTTGGAGAATTTGTCCACGCATCATTAAATCACATTTATGTGTCAATGCCAGAGCTAAGTGCATCAACTACAGGTAACAACTTTATTGGAACTGTTGTTGATTATAAGAGACAGCGTAATAAACTTCCGTGGATAGAATACAGAACTCCAACTAAACAAGTTGACCTAAGCAAATTTAAAGGCGTGTTTATTTACGCTAAAGACGGTAGTGGAACTGCAACACAGCTAGACTACATTGATCCAATACAAGGTAAAATTGCTGGACCAGCTGAAGAAGAATTAGCATTTTCAACACCATTTGATCCTGCAACTTATACAGAAAGTGATCAATCAACTGTAAACGTTGACCAAGAAAATTACTGGGCTGAAGAACATGTAGGTAAACTATGGTGGGATATTAGTACAGTACAATGGGTTGAACCATATCAGAATAATATCATTTATAATACAGCAAACTTTAACCAGTTGATGGTTGGCGCATCTGTAGATGTGTATGAATGGGTTGAATCTACATTAACTCCAACAAGATGGTTAGAACTAGCTGATACAGAAGATGGACTTAGTAGAGGAATTAGTGGAACACCTAAATACGGTACTGCTACATTTGTAACTAAAAGATTATACAATAATGTAAGCGGAGCGTTCTACAACAGATATTACTATTGGGTTAAAAATACTAAGATTATTCCTAACTTAGAGAATAGAAGTGCAAGTGCATTTGATGTTGCACAATTAATTCAAGATCCGGTAGCACAAGGATATAAGTTTGTTGCAATCTACGCTAATAATAGATTTGGATTATATAACTGTGGAAGTTTAGTTGAAGATGATAAAAAAGCAATTAACTTCCGTTACTGGACTATTGAAAATCAAGACATTAATACACATAGTCAGTATCAGCTTATTACAGATGGATTGTCAACAAGTAAGCCAAACAAAGATTTAGAAGAAAAATGGATTGATAGTTTAATTGGTGTTGATGTTTATAACAGACCAGTACCAGATCCAGCGTTATCCTTTAAACAGAAATACGGAATTCTTAATAGACCTAGACAATCAATGTTTAGAAATAACATTGAAGCACTTAAACAAGTTGTTGAACGTGTTAATAGAGTGCTAGTAAAAGAATTAATTGTAGATGAATTTAGCTTTGTTAATTTGCTTTCTAAAGATCCACAACCGGATCTTATTAGTGCAAAATATGACATAGCAGTTGATACACATTCTGAACTAGGCTTTGTTAGTATTTCTAAAGTTAAGCCGGCAACATTAACTCCAATTTTTGAAGAAGGAAAATTAATTAGAGTTGATATTACTAACCCTGGCGCAGGGTATCTTACAGTTCCGATATACAAGTTTGAACAAGTTGGTGATGGCGAAAAAGCACAAATTAAAATAACATTAAATGCTTCAGGCGGTATTGCTACAGTAACAGTTAGAAATCCAGGCAAGAACTATGCTTCATCTACAAACTTAGCACTAAGATTGTTTAGTGTACTTGTTAAGAGTGACGAAAACGTAAACAACAAATGGTCAATATTTGCATACAATACTATAACAGGATTGTATGAGAGAACATCAACACAGTCATATGATTGTAGTGCTTGGTGGGATTACATTGATTGGTACTCTGCAGGATACAGTAAATTTACAGAAGTTGATTTTACAATAGATCAAAGTTACTTACTAACATCATTAGATGATAGCATTGGCGATATTATTAAAATTAATAATGTTGGAGCAGGCGGTTGGTTACTATTAGAAAAAATTAGTAACGAAGAAGCGGCTGATTATACAACTAACTATCAAACAATTGGTAGACAAAACGGAACAATAGCGTTTAAAGAAACATTGTATAACTTTGCAAAGAGTTATGTTGGATTTGATGGACTAAGTTATGATACTAGTTTTTATGATAACCAACCTACACTAGAGTTACGTATTTTATTAAAAGCACTTAAAGAAGATTTATTTGTCGACAACTTAGAAGTTGAATACAATCAGTTATTCCTTGCAAGTATTAGATATGCATTTGCAGAGCAACCGTTTGTTGACTGGGCATTTAAATCTAGTTTCATTAAAGCAAAACACAACGCAGGCGACTTGCAACAAAAAGTTACATTCCAAAATGATAGCTTGCCTAGTTACGAAGAGTTTGTTAAAGAAACTAAACCTTTTAAAACAAAAATTAGAGAATATCTAAGTAGCTATACTAAAACAGACGAAACTGAAAGTAGTATTAGTGATTTTGATTTTGCACCACAGTATAACGAAGATACACAGCGTATTGAACCAGCATCACTTAAAGTTAAAGACAATTTAATTTACGGACAAGATGCAAATCTTAATGTATATCCAAACAAGCATTGGTTAGATAATGTTGGCTTTGAAGTTGTAAGTTGTAATATTAGTGACCCAGGTGTTGGATATACAGAAATACCAGTAATTAAATTTGTTGGCGGTGGCGGCACAGGTGCTAAAGGACTTGCTAAATTAGGATCAGGCGGAAGTGTTGTAAGCATCGAAGTTACAAATCCAGGTTCAGGATATTTGTCAGCACCAACAGTTGAAGTTGAAGGAAGTTTGTCAACTACAATTACTAGTAGGACTGCTAAAATATCTGCACAACTAGGTAACAGTAAAGTTAGAAGTTTACATTTACGTAGCAAGTTTGATAGAGTAACTGGAACATTCTTAATTACTACATTGTCAGAAACACAAACATTTACAGGAAACAATAGTTTAACTATATTTGATGTTAAATGGCCAATGGATGTTAGAACTAATCAAATTACTATTAGTGTTAACGGTATTGAAGAACTTCAAGGTAACTATTCTGTTAGTAATAAAGAATATACTGATAAGTCTTATGCAAGATACAAAGGTCGTATAATTTTTGAAACACCTCCAGCAAACAACGCATCTATTATTGTTAGCTATAAGAAAGATGTTTCAATGTTACAAGCACAGGATAGAATTAACTTATTCTACAATCCAACTACAGGACAGCTTGGTAACGATGTGTCGCAACTTATGGATGGTATTGATTACGGCGGAGTTCAAGTTAAGAGTTTTGCGTTTAATACAGGAACAGGTTGGAGTAATGAGCCTTACTATACAACTACTTGGGATTCATATGATGCAACATACGAAGATGAAATTTTCCAACTAGATGGATCAACTATTGCATTAACATTGTCAGCACCATTAGCTAATGGCGTAACATATAACGTATACAAAAACGGCATCAGAATTGATGATCCAGAATATGACGGATCTACTGTACCAGGAAATCCAAATGCAGTAATGTTATCACTACTAGGTGATGGAGAAACAGATACATTTATTATTGACAACGATAAAATATCAACACAACTTAATGATGTAATTGTTATTAGGAAATCAACATCGGACGGAAGTTTCTTACCAGATGCTGATGCATACGATACAATGCTACAAGGTGGTAACATGGCTTACCAAACAGCAAGAGGTATTGAAGCAGAAGATATTGTTATTGACGGTGACGGATTTGTAACACCATTAACATCGAAAGGTCCAGAGGAACTAGTTCCAGGACAACTTCTTGATAGTGTGAATATTAAAGTATACGATAGAATTAATGACGGGTCAAGCATTATTAATAATTACAATTATGTGTTTGACGGAAACTATACATATGCTCTTACAGTAGTACCAGCAAGTAATAAAGATATATTTGTTAAGGTTAACGGAACTATTTTAGATTACTCTAAGTTTACTGTTAACTATCAAGATAATACTTTAACATTAGATGCTTCAGTTGCACCTGCTATTGGTAATAGCGTTAACATTATTACAATGTCAGCAAATGGTGAAAACATTCTTGATGCAGATACGTTTACAGGTGACGGGTCAACATCAGTATTTGTTACACCAGTAGAATTTAAACAAGGACTATCGTTGTTCATTACACAAGATGGTGAACCTATAGATGCTGTATTGGCAGAAACTGATGCATCATACGATAAAGCAGGGCAAGTATTACTTAGACTATCAGTTGCTCCGCTACCAGGCAAACTATTACAGTATGTTATCTACGATAGTACAGCTAAGTCATTCTCCCAAGTATCAACAGATTCGTTTACGGGGTCAGGATCACTACAGACATTTAATTTAGCAAACGCACCGTTTACACAACGTCCGTTGGCAAATAGTGTAGTTGTTAAAGTAGGAAACAAAATACTTAAACCAGGATACAATCAACAGTATACAGTTTCAGCAGTTAGAGAATATAAGTTGCGTGATTGGCAAGTTGGACTTGCACAAATACCAGCAGAAAAAATTAAAGTATTCCTAAACGGTGTAGCACAAATATTGTCAACGCACTATATGTGGAACAGATACAATTCAAGCGTTGAACTATTCAACGGTGTTGGAGTTGCAGGTGATATTTTAGATATTTACTTACTAGGTGATGGCGAGTACGACTTTGGTACTTTTGATGCTAGTGGCTACTGGAATGAAACACCAAATCAAGTACAGTTAACAACTGCTCCACAGAATGGAGAGTCAATCACAGTTTATCAATTTAGTAATCACGATGTTGCAAAAATTGAAAGAATAAACTTTGATGTTGTTGCAAGAGCTTCAGTAACACAAGGAACTGCTGAGTATTCAGAGTACCATCAATTAACAAACGGATTTATTAAGTTAAGAACTCCGGCTATTGATACAAGTTATGTGTGGCTAACTAGAAACGGAGATTTGCTATCACCTAATATTGAATATGCATTATTAGAAGATAAAGTAACTATTAAGATTGCAATTGATATTGATGCTGGTGATGAACTAGAACTTATTCACTTTAGTAATAACACAATGCTTCCTAAGTTTGGATTCAGTCAGTTTAAAGATATATTAAACAGAACACACTTTAAGCGGTTAGGTGATGAAAATAGATACTTCCTAGCAGAAAACTTAAACTATTACGACACAAGCATTAAAGTTAGTAACGTAGATACGTTACCACAACCAAATAAAGAGCGTAGTATTCCAGGAATTGTGTTTATTAACGGTGAACGCATAGAATATTATCTAAAAGAAGGTGGAGTACTTAGACAATTACGTAGAGGTACATTAGGAACTGGTATTCCAACAGTACATATTGCAGGAACTGAGCTATTAGATCAGAGTAATAAGCAAACTGTACCATACCAGGACAGAACACTTACAGAAACATTTACCGCAGACGGCTCTACAAGTAGCATTGTAGTAGACTTTATTCCAGGATCAGTTAATGATTTTGAAATATTTGTTGCAGGACGCCGCCTACGCAAAAATGCAATAAATATATACGATCCAACAGTTGATCTAGATAGCCCAGAAGGCGATATTACATCACCAGCTGAGTTTAGTGTGGATGGAACCACATCAACTGTCGTATTAGCAGAAACACCACTTATTAATACCAAGATAGTGGTGGTTAGACGCATTGGTAGACCTTGGACTGATACTGGAATTCCACTGCATAGGCAAGAAAATGACATTGCACGGTTCTTAAGGAACACAGAGGTGGCGTTACCTAAATAAATACACTTGTAGGAAACATATGATGACAGATAAATTTAATGATAAACAAGGTGTTCTTTTACAAGGGCACATCAAGATACACAATCCAGAGACTGGTGAAATCTTGGTGGACAAGCGTAATGCTATTCACTACGAAAACATGAGTATCTCATTAGCGGAGAGTCTATCTAACCAAGGACAAGGAATGGTATACCAAATGGCATTTGGTAACGGCGGTACAAATGTTGACCCAACAGGCATCATTACGTACTTGTCACCAAACTCCACTGGAACTAATGCTAGTTTGTATAACCAAACATATGCTAAAGTTATTGACAATAATAACGTTAATAACGTAGATCCTACTAGAAACAAATTAGAGACTAGACACGTAAGTGGCACAAACTACACAGATATTGTAGCAACATGTTTACTTGATTACGGTGAGCCTAGTGGACAAGATGCATTAGACAATGCAACAGCTAATGATAGCTTATACGTGTTTGACGAATTAGGTCTTGTAAGTTACGCAAGTAGCGGCACAGGCAGATTACTAACGCATGTAATTTTCCACCCTGTACAAAAATCACTAAACAGATTAATCCAAATTGATTATACTGTTAGAGTACAGAGTTTAACAGGTTTTAACGAGGTTTAATAAATGGCATATACCGTAAACTATACTGACTTATCCCAAAAAGGTAGCATTGTTGTAGAAGACAATACTGTCAATCAACAAACATCGTTAGATTTGCCAGGCAGAAATACAACTGCTTACGGTACAGCTATTGCCGAAAACTTTTTACACTTACTAGAAAACTTTGCTTTTAACACAGCACCGACAAATCCAGTAGAAGGTCAGCTATGGTATGATACAACACCAGGCATTGATCAACTAAAATTGTATGACGGAACTAATTGGGTTAGTGCAAGTGGACTTAAAAAAGCAACCACACAACCAGAAGCAAACCAATCAGTAGTTGGCGACTTATGGGTTGATACTGACAACCAACAATTATACTTGTTTACAGGTTCGGGTTGGATCTTAGTTGGACCAACATTTAGTGATGGTCTTTCAACTGGAGTTAAGCCTGATACTATTATTGGTACAGACAATATTACATACACAGTTCTAATTGTTGAAGTTAAAGCAAAAACTTTAGCAATTATGGCCACTGATGCATTTACACCAAAGACTACGTTGCAAGGTTTTACAACTATTAGTCCAGGGTACAATTTAAGTACATTTGATATTACTGGTTCAGGTGTTGGAAAATATCGCGGCACAGCAGAAAAAGCAGAAGCATTAGTAGTTGGAGCAGAAAATGTTCCAGCGGCAAACTTCTTAAGAGCTGATAAAGAAACTAACAGTCTTGTTCCAATAAAGATTAAAAACAATTCAGGACTTACAGTTGGTGCAGATAGTGCATTGAATATCGGCATTGAAGGACAAGCAGGAATTATTGGTCACCAAACAAGTGGATCAAACATTGATATTAGAGTTAACAATGAAGGCACAACTACTACAGTATTGCGTGTTGACTCAACAAGTAAAATTGGTATTAACAATTTAGCACCAGTTGAAGCATTAGATGTTATTGGTAATATTCAAACAAATAGTCAAATACTAGTTAACGGTACAACAGACTCTGCAACAATTAATACAGGTAGCGCCATTATTAAAGGTGGTGTTGGTATTGCTAAGAAGTTATTTGTAGGTAGTGACACAAACATTGCAGGGTTATTAACCACAGGCAACATTGTTCCAAACATTACAACAACACGAAATATTGGTACTGCAAACGAACAGTTCTTAAATGTATTTTCGCAAAACTTTATAGGTAATGTTACAGGTAACGTTACAGGATCAATTAGTGGTAGATCAGGATCTACTGATAAGTTAGCAAGTGCAACAACATTTAGAATGACAGGTGACGTTAGTGCTTCTGAGTTTACATTTAACGGACAAGACGAAAGTGTTAAAACTTTTATTACGTCAATTGATAACACGTTTATTGCAAATAAAACAGAACAAGCATTAAGTAACTCCACTGATGAAATTATGTTCAACAGAGTAACTGGTGATACTGGTGTATATAAGATATCAAGAACTAACTTGTTTAAAGCAATTCCGCAACTTCCAGTTGGAATGGTTACGGCATTTGCCGCAGGCGTTCTACCAGCTGATTGGTTAATTTGTGATGGTAGAGAAGTTACTATTGCTGAATACCAAAACTTGTTTAATGTAATCTTATACAACTATAAAGCACAATCACTTGTAACAGCAGGTAAATTTGCTTTACCAGACTTACGTGGTAGATTTATGCTAGGCCTAGATAACATGGGTGGCGAAAGTGCTAACGTTGTAACAAGTGCCGCGGCAGATACAATAGGTAATGTTGAAGGACAACAAACACAATCCGTTGGACTTACTAACTTACCAGAACACGAACATGATCAACGTGGCCCAAGTGGAGATCAGTACTACATATCAAGAGATATTACAGGTACACCAAACGATCCACAAGGTATACAATATGATGCACCAACAGGAACAGGAGCGGCCCAGGCTTATCCATCATCAGGTGGCATCTTAACAAATAGTGCAATTGGACAACCAATAGACATTATGAACCCATATATGTCGATGAACTTTATCATATATGCTGGTGCTAATACGGGAGCAGTATAATGAGTTATAAATTAAATAAAACAGACGGCTCGTTACTTGTAGATCTAGTAGATGGTAAATTAGATACTACAACTACTGATATTTCATTAATTGGTAAAAACTATTCAGGATTCGGCGAAAGCATTAACGAAAACTTTATTAAGATTTTAGAAAACTTTGCAAATACTTCTGCACCAAGTCTTCCGTTAAAAGGACAGCTATGGTACGATTCACAAGAAGCAAGATTAAAAGTTTATGACGGATCAAACTTTAGAACCAGTGGCGGTCCTATTGTACAAAATTCACAACCAGGTGTTGGCGTAGTTGCAGGTGATCTTTGGATTAATAATGCAACAAAGCAATTACACTTTTATGACGGAACACAATTTAACCTAGCAGGCCCTGTTTATACAAGTGATCAAGGCAAGTCAGGTTTTGAAACTGTAACAATTTTAGATAACCAAAACAATAGTAAAACTGTTGTAAGGTTTTCAATTGCCGGAACACTAATTGGAATATTTTCAAACAACGAATTTACGCCATCAGCGGCATATGCTATTACAGGGTTAGCTAGTATTAAGAAAGGCTTTAATATTATTTCAACTGTCACTGACTTTGTATTTAGAGGGTCAGCTGATAGTGCATCAGCACTAGTTGATGCGGCTGGAGTTGCAAAGAGTGCATCACAGTTTTTATCAGCAGATACAAACGCTACTACTATTGGAACACTAACAGTTGCTAACAGCGGCGGAATTACAATTGGTACAGCACAAAATAATATTCAAAAGGTAGTTGGAACTAGTGTTGTTAACGAAAACCAATTGTCAAATCATGATTACAAAATTAGAGTTAGAAAAGCAACGGGCTTTGTTGATGCAGTAACTATTGACACATCAGAATCATTCTTAGGTATATTTAAAGATGCACCACAGCATACACTACATGTTGGTGGAGATATGCGTGTTGACGGAAATTTATATTTGACGTCACCAGCTGTTGCTATTGAAACACAAGATTTAAGAGTTGAAGATAAGAATATTGAACTAGGTATTACTAGTGATAGTACATTATTAAATAATGCCGGAGTTGATAGCGGTGGAGTTATTCTTAAATCAAGTGATCTTGATAAAGAATGGCTTTGGAAAAATGCTACAGGAGCGTGGACATCAAGTGAAAATATTGATGTTGTTGCAACTAAGTGGTATAAAGCAGAAGGTGTTAATGTATTAAACAAAACAGAACTAGGATCAAGTGTAACACAAGCACTTGGACTTACTGATATTGGTACACTAAATCAACTTAATGTAGACCAAACTAACATTCAGGGTGCGAAGATTTCAACTAGCACACCTTTACAGTTAGAAAGTACTGGTTCTATTACAATTACTAATAACCAAAAAATTACAGGACTAGCGGAACCAACAACTAACACGGATGCCGCTACAAAGTATTATGTTGACGATCAAATTAATCTAGAACCGGTTACTTTAAGTTTAGACGTCACAGGATTAACTAACACGAATATTGCTACAATTATTGAAGACATATATCCTGCTAGTAATAAGAAAACAGGCACATATGCGTATGTTGCAACATCAACTATTTCAGGTGCTACGGTTACTGGTATTGACGTTGATGCGGCTAAAAACATATCATACATTGCTGTAGACGCTAATGGTGTATTAAACCAGAGTGTGGTACAGGATGTTGCGTTTGCATCAGCGGCAGGTGTAGTTAACGTTACTGTAGGACGTGGGTTAAAACGCTTTATAGTAGCCGCAGGTGCGTGGACATTTGATAACGATCTTGGATCAAGCGGCGGCTTGTGGTAAAAGATAAATAGTAACATAGAGGAAAAGAAATGGCATATACTATTGACAGATATAACGGAACTACTTTAACAGTTGTTGAAGATGGTACCGTCGATCAAACTACTGATATTAAATTAGTAGGTAAGAATTACGCCGGTTACGGTGAGATCCAAAACGAGAACTTTTTACACTTACTAGAAAACTTAGTGGTGCTAACCAGCCTCCGAAGGCCATTTCAGGACAGGTTTGGTACGATTCGGGTGCTAATAAACTAAAATTCTATGATGGATCCAAATTTAGAACAACAGGCGGCGCTGAAGTTGCCGCAACTGCACCAGCTGGTTTAGCTACTGGCGATTTATGGTGGGATTCGACAAACGAACAACTATATGCATACAGCGGATCAGGATATGTACTAATTGGCCCACAAGGTGCAGGTACAACTGTAACACAGATGGTTTCAGCTAATGTAAGAGATACAACTAATGTAAACAGATTAGTTATCAAAGCCGTTGTTAACGATGAAACAATCTATATTATTAGTGGTGCAACGTTTACTATTGATAATACAGATCCGTCAAACGCTATTACAGGCTTTGATGTTGTTAAAAAGGGTCTAACACTAAGAAATACTATGAATGCCGCAGGCGGTGTTACAAGTACACAAGACTATTTTTGGGGTACAGCTAGTAACTCATTAAAACTAGGTGGATATACTGCTACTGATTTTGCGTTAGCAGGTTCAGGATCATTTACATCACTTGTTAGTTTTGCAGATGCAGGTATTTCAATTGGTAACTCCAGCGATTTAAAAATCTTTATTGAAAATGACAATGAAGCAGTTATTAAAAATGACGTTGGAACAAAAATTAAACTTAAAGTTGATACCTCAGGCGGTGTTGAACAGCATGTAGCAACAGTTACAGATACAGGAATTGTACCAGGATCACATAACACATATGATATTGGCGCAACAAGCAATGTATTCAAAGATATCCATGCAACTAACTTTAAAGGGTTAGCAGAAAATGCACAGAAATTACAAGTTGGTGCAAACTACCGTAGTGCAGATACAGCGGCTACTAACAATACAGTAGCAGTTAGAGATGCAAGTGGTAACCTAGTAGCAAACAAATTTACAGGTACAGCAACATCAGCAGAATATGCGGATTTAGCGGAAAAGTACACAACAGCAGAAGAACTTCCAACAGGAACTATTGTTTCAGTAGTTAAATTTGACGAAGATATTGACGCAGAAGTTAGACCAATAGAACCAACAGAAATTCCAATTGGTGTAATTAGTGCTCAACCAGCGTTCTTAATGAACAGTACTATTGAAGGTCAAGCAGTTGCACTTAAAGGACGGGTACCAGTAAGAGTTAAAGGACCTGTAAATAAAGGCGAAGCAATTTATGCAGACATGGACGGCATTGGTCAAACGATTAGACCAGAAGGCCATTTCTTAGTAGGTATTAGCTTAGAATCATGGGAACCAGAAGAAGACGAAGAAGGCTTAGTAGAAGCCGTATTAAAGGTATAAAATTATGGCAGTCGGCGATATAATCACAGCGGCAAGGTACAACAACTTACAATCAAGAGTAGCAACGGTGATGGGAGTAGGGTCAGGAGATGACGGCTACGGACAGAACTTAAATAGTGCCCAAGTTGGAGTTGCTGATACAGTACAAGCAATTGATATTAATCAGTTGTATCAAGATATGAGTGCTGGTCGTATTCACCAAACAGGTGCAGTACCATCAGAAATTAACCTTGTTACGCAAAACGTTGACGTTGTGCTTGACAGTGATACAATTAACAAAAAAGGTATTGTACAATTTGAAAATCTTGCTACAACACTTGAAAATGATAAATTTGTAGCACATGCAACTCAAGTAACAACAGAAGCGGCCATTGCTGGTACTAGAACAACCGCCTGGAACGGAACATTATCACATATTATTGATATTGCATTTACTGATGCAGGCCATCAAAGACACTTTTTTAATGCAGGTGGAGAAGTCCGCTTTGCTTCCAACATTACATATGTTGGCTCTGACTCAAAAACAATTGACTGGATGACTATGTTAGTTAACATGGGCACAGTTACTATGAATTATACTAACACAGTTGCGTCAGGCTCGGGTTCAGGCTCAGCAATTGGTTATCACGACCTAACTTCTAGTTACCAACAACTTTTTGAAAAAACAGGCTCAGGCTTATATGCCGCAAACGACTACAAGATCGAAGGATCAAAAGTAAGTAGCACAATTTTACGTTTCAAAGTTACGTTTAATGACGATAACACAGGTAATCCAAATACTGATGAAAACGTACAAGGTGTTCTTAACAGTACAATCACGCAAACAAGACCAACTGGAGCGGCAGTTTCATTGGTATCCCCTACGTACTCCACTAACGGCAGTTCAAATCTAACTTAAAACTTGACTTTCTCCTTTAAATAGTGTATAATACACTTAAAGGAGATCCTTATGGACGAACGTCTTGAAAAAGCATTAGATTTTGCTAATTACATGACTACTCTTAATAACCAAAAAAGAGTAATAAAAGAGAAGTTTTACGAAAGTGCAATTCATTATCATAACGGTGGACAATTCTCCGTAAGCAAAGACCTAATGAACTTCTGTAATATGTTAGTACAAACAGGTCAAGAGTCTGTGGTGTTAATTGACGACAATGATATACCTGTAAAGGTCGAAAACGTAGAAGACTTTCTTAGCGATGTATTAGATATCTACTTTACAGCATCAAACGAATACCTAACTGCATACGAAAAAATTAGAAGTCAGCGTAAGGTATCTGGACTTGTAGAATATGAGGAGTAAAGGCGCATTAATCTTTGCTAGGAATAATGCCCAAGTTGATTATATTAAACAAGCTCATTATCTAGCAAAACGTATTACTAAATATCTCGGCATTCCAACGACTATTGTTACAGATAGTATCGAGTATATGAAAGAAACATATACTGACTATGATACTGTATTTGATCAAGTAATTGAAGTTCCATTTGCTAGAGCTCTTAGCGAAAAGAGATACTTTGATGGATCAGGTGTGTACAAACAACTTGAATTTAAAAACGACCTCCGAACACAAGCATACGAACTAAGCCCATATGATGAAACTATCTTATTAGACAGTGATTACATTATTGCAAATGATGTGTTAACGCATTGTTTTGAGCAAGACAGTAATTTTTTAATTTACAAAGATGCAAGTGACTTAACAGGGTTTAGAGATAATACAGAATTCCTTAAAATTAGTGAAACTAGTGTAGACTTCTATTGGGCTACTGTTGTATTTTTTAGAAAAACAAAAGACAATAAAGTGTTCTTTGATCTAACTAAACATATACAAGAAAACTGGCAACACTACAATAGTATTTTTCAAATTAACAAACCAACGTTTCGTAATGACTGGGTGTTTAGTATTGCTATACATATTATGAATGGTTACCAAGATGGTGATTTTGCAAATAAGTTACCAGGTAAAAAATACTACACAGCAGACAGAGATATACTATGGAAATTAGAAGATGATAATTTTCTATTCTTAGTTGAGAAAGAACAACACCTTGGAGAATATACCCCATTGCGTATTAAAGGTAGTAGTGTACATGTAATGAATAAATTTAGTTTGAATAGGGTCATTGATAATGCTTAATGGCTCTAAAGGCATCGTTTTACTGGCGCAAAACAGCACACACGACTACGTAAAGCAGGCCTGTGTGCTGGCAATGAGCATCAGGGCTACTAATGACACTAACGTCTGCTTGTTAACCGACGATAAAGTACCATCTAGGTATTTACACCTGTTTGATTGCATCAAACCTATACCATGGAACGATGATGCAACTGATACAGAGTGGAAAGTAAACAACCGTTGGAAGTTATACCATGCAAGTCCGTATGATGAAACTATCGTAATGGACACTGATATGCTTGTATTACAAAACATTGATACATGGTGGGACTTTTTAGGCAACTATGAAATGTTCTATGTTAGCAAAGTATACACATACCGAGGTACTGTAGTAAATGATACTTACTATCGTAAGACATTTAAAGCAAATGACTTACCTAACTTGTATGCTGGCTTACATTACTTTAAAAAGTGTGATTTTGCAAAGGAGTTTTATACTTGGTTAGAACTAGTTATGAACAACTGGCAACTATTTTATGGAAAGTATGCACCTAAGCAATACCAAAACTGGTTAAGTGTTGATACTAGTACTGCAATCGTAGCAAAGATACTAGACTGCGAAGATAAGATAACAAACAAGAAAGTTTCCTTTCCAAGTTTTACACATATGAAGCCTAAGATACAAGGTTGGTATAACCCTAGCGAAACATGGCGTAGTAGAGTAGGCAGTTATCTAACAGATGACCTAGCATTAAAAATAGGCAATCATCAACAGCAAGGCATTTTTCATTATACTGAAAAAGAGTTCTTAACAGATGACAAAGTTGCAAAATATGAAAAGGGTATTGGGATATGAAACTAAGTTACACACAACCAATACACCAACGTTATGTAATATTTAATCCGTCAAATGGTGACGTTCTTTCTTTGCCTAACTACAAACCAGAAGAAGGTAGTTATATTCCTGTAGAAGAAACGCAAGTTACAGGGTTACTTTCAGGCGCCGAACCATTAAGCTATTACTATGTACACTACATTAAAAAAACTAAGACATATGAACTTAGACTACGAACTAATACTAGTATAGACAGCTATTTTGTTGACGACTTAATATATGAAGTTCCAATGACTTCAGAAGATAGTCCTGATATACATATTATACAAAACATTAACGATACTTGTTGGAAAATTACAATAGGTGGTGATCTAAAAGCAAACATATTAGCACAACGGGTTAGCTTTAAAAATACTTTGTATTTTAGTATAACTGAAAAGTCAGACCCAAATATATTACTAAAAACAATTTCATTTAATTTCTCAGAACTACATGATACCAAATACGTTATTGTTCCATTTGACAGTAAATTTGAATTTGAAGCAAAACCAGTTAGTGTGTATACCATCAAAAACTTTGATAGATACATGTATGAGGTACACCAATGAAAATTAATATAGCTGAACAAGACATTATCTTCTTATCGTACGATGAACCAAATTGCGAAAAGAACTATGTTGATTTAATCAATAAAGTGCCCTGGGCCAAACGTGTACATGGTGTAGATGGCAGTGATGCCGCACACAAAGCGTGTGCAGAACTTAGTGAAACCAAACACTTTGTTACAGTTGATGGTGATACAGTTATTGATCCAGCATTTTTAAATGTAGTATTAGACTTAGATGCACTAGGAGTTGATGATGACTACCAATTTAGTTGGTGCGGTAACATTAATGTTAACGGATTAAAGTACGGCAACGGCAGTTTAAAAATGTGGACTAAAGATTTTGTAAAAAATATGAAAACACATGAGAACACAGATGGTGGCGCAGACACTAGTATTGAATTTTGTTACTTTGATAATTATTATCAACTAAATGACAATTACAGTACTAGCATTATTAGTGCTACTC